AGGCGTTTTCGACCACTTCAAACATCTCGCCGCTGATGGTGATGAGGTCGCCACGGCTGAACACCCTGCGGCTGGCCAGCATGCCCTGCAGCTGCATGACGCTCGCCTGGGCATTGGCGACTGCCACAGTCGGTGCGCCGATGTTGTCCGTGCGGGCCCGGGTGAGATACGGAATATTCACCGTGCCGAACATGCCGTGTAGGCGACCCAGCAGCGAGGTCAACTCGCGCTCATCCTCCTCATACAGCACGCCGAACGTCATGGTGCACTTCCAGTACGAACCAGGCTGCGCCACGATCTGCTGGGCGTTCGACAGCGAGGAAGTGAACCCCCGGTTGTTGTAGACGACGCCCCAGGTGACCTCGGTGGGTTCCAGGTCCTCCGGCCATTCCTCCGCCATTGGGTCACTCCAAAAAGAAAGCCCGCCGAAGCGGGCCTAGCATGGTTACCGCCGCTGCAGCATCTGCCGCCCGGCGCCGTTGGTCTTGAAGTCTCGCAGCATCAGCTCGTAACCACCCTTTGCGCCGTCCTGTGCCGCCTGGCGGATGTCTTCCTTGGAAAGCGAGCCAGCCCCACCACTGAAGTGGAAGTGCTGAGTGATGTCGCCGAAGGAAAACGACGATGCTCCGCTGTCACCGCCGGAATTCATCGCCACCACGCCAAGTGAGCCGTCCGGCCCGCGCGCCAGCGGCATGATTGCCTCCGGCCCGGCCTCGGCGAATATGCCAGCGCCCTTTGCAAAGGCGAACATCTGCGGGCTGTCGTGCACTTGGTTGGAGAACGAGGACAAGCTGGGTGAGTCATATACCCCGCCTTTAGCGTTGGGAATGACCTCGCTGAACCCTGTCATGCTCCCCTCCCCCAGCGCTGCACTGCCGCCGCCGAGGAAGCTGAAGGCGGTACCCAGAAAGCCCACCATGGCCTTTCGTACCTGGATGCGGATCAGGTCCTCGATTACGGAGTCGGCGAAGTCCTTGAACGACATTTTTCCGGTCTTCACAAACTGCGTGAGCGCATCCTCAGCACCGCTGAACATGTTGCTAAACAGGTCACGGGTCTGGCCGGCAACGTCAGCAGCGCTGTCGCGGTAGTTGGCCCATGCCGAAGTAGCTCCGTTGCTCCACTCAGCCTGCGCGGCATCGATCTTCCTGAATCCATCCTGCTGCGCCTGCACCAGCTTGTCTCCATACTCTTGTCGGAGAGCAATCTGCTTCTCCAGCTCCTGACGCTGCTTCTCGGTGGATGCGGTGGCCAACTCATCCCGCAGGGCCAGAATTTTATTGTTGTTGTCCTGCTCCAGCGCCAGGCGGGCCTGGGCTCGATCCGCCGCCTTGTCACCCATGCCCACCGCATCAGCTGCAGCGTCGGCCTGCTGCCGAGCGATTGCCAGCTGACGCTCGAGATCAGCCTGGTACTTCATGGCCTGCGTAAGGCCAGTGGATGCCTGAACAGCGCTGTTGAACTGCTCAGCGAGGCCGCCTATAGCCTTGCCGTATTCCTCAGTGGTGATCCTTTTCTGCGCTAGCAACAGGTCGAGATTCTTCGTCTGCTTCTGAAATTCGTCAGAAGCTGCCCCAACAGGATCGTAGGCTCTCTTCAGTTGCTGATAGGCCGTCTCCGCCTCTTTCAACTGCTGGTTCAACTTCGAATGCGCGGACGCTCCGTCTTTTGTTTCAGCCTTAGCAGCCTTATCGGCCTCCTTTTGAGCATCCACCGCCTTGGCACGATCTCGGATCTGCTTGGCCAAGTCACTCTCGGACTTGATCTTGTTGTCCGTAATGAAGCGCTCTGCGGCCTCGGCGGCCGTCTTGTCCTTCAGGGTGGCCAGCTGCTTGTCCAGCGTGTCCAGGTAAGTCTGGCCGGCCGATGTAGCCTTGGCGTCAGCACCACCGGCGCCATTGGTTGACTCGGCCTTGCTGTCCATCTCTTTGTTGTAAAGCGAAACACGCTCACCAGCTTTGCGCGCGCTCTGGCTCAGGGTCGAATAACTGCCAGCAGCTTCGCGCATGCTGCGCATCGCTTCTTGCGGGATGTTGAAGCGCTTACCGAGATCATCCAGCCACTCGGAGAGGCCCTTTCCAGCCTTTCGTGCTTCGTCTGCCTCGCCGGAAATACGAGCGGCGACTGTTGATCCCACACCCCTCTTTACCGTGATGAGAAAGTCCTGGTAGGACTTATCGGCATCGGCGGCTGCTTGTTCCTGCAAGCGCATTGCGCCGACCAGCGCAGCTCCGCGCTGATCCTTGTCCAACTCTCGAAATGCCTTGCGCAGTTCCTCGATTGGCCTTTTCAGGTCATCGAGATCTGCCCCAGCCGACTGGGCATTGCTGCCCATGGTCAGGAAGGCGATACCGGCGCCGACAGCCAAAGCAGCTAGGCCTGCGGGACCACCGAGAACGGTCATTAGCACGCCCGACGAAGCTTTCACTGCTGCTTGGGCCGCACCAAGGCGGGCAGTCGCTGCTGTTTCTGCCATCCTGGCCTGCGCGAGCTCAAGAGACAACGCCGTCTGAACGGCGGTCCCCCGAGCAGCATCAGCCTCCTTCTGTGCGCGGGCTACCGCCGAAGCTGCTGCGATCTGATCAGCTTTGGCCGCCATGAGCGCGGCTTGAGCCTGGGCATTTGTCGCTCGAGTAGCCTCAACCGTTGAGTAGATACCCTTGCCCAGCGCAGCTACATAGCCGATAAAGCTTGCAGTCAGCTTTGTACCGATCACGCCAAGCAGGATGTTCACGTTGTCAGCAAGGAACGCGATGGCTTGGCCTAAAGCTTTAGAAGTGCCATTGTCTGTCATGCCCTGGAGCATGCTGGTTACACTTTCAATGCCTGGAACAAGTCCTGCAACCAACTGATGGCTCGCGCCGCTCCATGAATTTTCTAAGTCATGAACGGACTTGTTCAGCTTCACCATCTGGCCAATGTCGAAAGCAGAGATGATTGCGCCAGTTTCGTCCGCATGTTCACCAGCATCCTTGAAGCCTTGGCCGGAGTTTTTGAGCAGTGGAACAAGAGCAGTCGCCTCGTCGGCCATCTGCTCCATGTAGCTGGTGATCTGCTGCTGGCTGGCCCCCGCCTTTTCCAGCGACGTGTAATACAGCTGCAGGGCCTCAGGGCCGGAGAGGTTTTTGAAACTCTCAACAGTCACCCCCACCTGCGGGGCGATCTCCTTGAAGAAGTCTTGCAGTTCCCCGCCGCCACGAGAAATAAACTCCCCGACGCGATCAGTAGTGTCCTTGTAAATGTCAGCGAGCTTTTCCTGTTCGACACCTACGGTCTTCGCGCCTACTGCGAGACGCTGGAAGTCCTCGACAGAAGTGTTGGAGAGACTGGCGAGATTCTGAACTTCTTGGGCATAGCTAAGAGTGGATGTGGTCAACGCCACCAAGCCAGCAACAGCACCCGCGGCGGCGAGTCCAATGCCATTGAAGGCACGCCCCACCCCCTCCCGCAGAGCAATCGAATTGGCCTCAACCCTATCGAACGCTTCATCCACCTGCTTTAGGCTGCTGTCGATTTTCCCACTGGTTTGGGACACGCTGGACTCAGCGCGAGCCATCTCTTGCCGGAGCTGAGCCGTGGTTGCCTCAATCCTGACCAGCATACCCTGAATATCGGTTTCAGCCATATTTGCCTCAACAAAAAGCCCGCGCTAGCGGGCTGTATACAGATCGGCTTAAAAATTAATGCGCGTCTGGCTATTCGATCGCGTTAGACGAGCTCAAATACTTAGGCCTTGAATTGCTGACAAAAACCATTAACAAATCGGTACCCGAATAGCTTTTCCCGGCAACTGATACGGAGCCTAGAACAGGTCCTTTCCCCCTATCCATAAACCAACAAATTGCCTGCCCCCTTCGAGCCAAAGAAGACTTATCCGTATAATCAATACTCGCATAGCTTTCTTTAAGCTTATCAAGTTCTTTTACTTGAATATCGTACCAATCCTTACTAGCGCCAGTTAGCTCACCATCGAAATCCAATGAGGCGAACCTAAGCAAACTTTCTTTTGTAGGGATGGCCTGAACAACAGACCCGGAATTAACCACCAATGAAGAAGGATCAGCGACAGACATTTTTGCAATATCTGTGCAAACCGAGACCATCTTGTCCTCAGGCGACTTACATCCAGAAAGGACTCCAACTCCCATTGCCATTACCAACATTACACGTTTCATGCGGCTCTCCCTGTGGTTGGCGCAAATCTACCATCGATGATCAACGCCAACAAAAATGTCGTCACAGGTGAAGATGGGCAAAAACGTCACTGTGCCCTTCGGCCAGACAACGCCTGCCGAATTTTCTCGGCGACATTCGAAGACTTCGACTTCGATCCTTGCCCCTCCGGTTTCGAGCTGACAGCAAATGGATGCGTCATGCGGGCCCACTCGACCTTGGCATCCATGGCCAAAAACAGCTCGGGAAGCGGCGTGGTCCAGGCAACCTGGGGCGACCAGCCCAGCCAACCTACGGCGACGGAGAACATCCGGTCGACGTAGCTCCCGTTCTCTACGGCGCTGACCCCGTCGGTGCCGGCGGCTTTCCCGGGTCACCGCCCCGTGGGTTGTAAAGCGCATAAAGGAAGGCCGTCGCAGCTGGCACCAGGTCAGCAACGCCCTGCTGCCAGATCTCCTCGGCAAGTTCTTCGACGGCGCCCTTGTCTTCCATCCCGGAGCCGGCAGCGAAGACGACGGCGACAGCATCAACGCCTACAGCACGCAGTCGCTCCGACGCGCCTCGGAGCCCACCGAAGTAGGCCTCGATGGTGCGTACCGCCCTGAGCGTTGGCGACAAGATAAGCACTCGGCCGCCTACGGTGACCTCAGTAGTACCGTGCAGAGTTTTGCTCACTGAAGCCCCCTATCAAGCAGCGGCGGCGGCTGGAATTTCCAGCACGTCGGAGTTGATGCCCATGGTGATGTTGCGGCGCACCACGTTGTCAGCAGCACCTGGTGCAACGGTGTTATTCATTACCTTGACGCGCATGTAGAAGGTGGTCGGGTTGATAACCGGGGTTGCGGTCGGGTCACCGTCATTCAGGGTGATCTTGACGTTGTAGTCGCCCTTGCTGCGGTCCTTGTGCGCGGTCTTGACTGCGCGCTGCCCGGCATCACCACTGTCCATGCCGACAGTGACGGTCAGGTCTCCGGCGTCAGCGGTGCCCTTGTACTTTCGCACGCGACCGTCTTTCAGCGAGGTGAAGTTTACGCTGCTGAAGGTGTCGCCGAATTCGCCAAGGTCCTCGATCTCGCCCACTTCGACATAGGTGTCGGCTTTGTAGTCGGTCTCGGTGTCCGCGCCGGTTTTCCCGCCGATGAAGAGTCGGCAGCCGGCGGCTGTGTTCAAATTGTCTGCTGCAGGCATGGGTATTCCTCCAAAGCCACATTGGATAGAAGCCGCGGCGCGGCCGGTAGGTGATTCAGTGGGTGGTGATCACGCGGATGGTGACCGCACCTTGGTAGGTGACGCCGTCAGCGTCGCGCTGGGCGTCTGCTTGCTCGACTCGTACAGATACAGCACGACCCACCTCCAGCGGCAGCGGGCGCTCATCGAGGGCGGCGATTATCTCGCCGTTGATGCGCTTAACCTCTGCCTGGCCAACCTTGTCGGACCAAACCGAGAGGTATATCAAGCGGTGCTCACGCTTGCGCCCGGAGATCGGCCGGGTGTTTGTCGCAATCTCCCGGTCAATCGAGACGTAGGGCTTGGCCGTGTTCATGTCGGCGCCATCGTAGATCGGACAGCTGACTTCGGCCTTGAGCCTGGCGAAGATCGCCTTCTGTAGAGCAATTGAAGGATCAGCCATTGCCGGCCCCCTGGCTTGCGCGGCTCAACGTCCGCCTTACGGCTTCTTCCAAGTCGGCCAGGACATATTCACGGTTTACCTGAATCGAGGGCCTGAGCCATGGATGGGCTGGTCTGGCCGGGATATCCGGGTACTTACCGAAGAAATTCTTGCCGTCGGACTTGTTCTTGGTGTCTCGCTGCCTCAACGCGTTGCGTCGGCCCCGGAGCTTCGACTTGTCGCGGTTGTTGGTGTGCACCCCGCCAATAGCGTCAATGTCTGCACGCTGATAGAGGGTCCCGGTGTACCCCTTGGTGCCGTACTCCAGGAAGCGGAGATAGAAGAATCGCCGGTTGTCACGCTTCCCGCGGATGCCAATCTGGGCATCCAGGCCACTCGGCGCGACGTAGGCCTTCAGCGCCGAAGCAGCTGCGCCTGTGTCCTTGGGTATCAGCTGCTGCATAGTCTGCAGCACGCGAGCCGCCGCCTTTTCCATGGCTGGCTTCAGCTCGTTATCCATGGTTTTGTGGATGTTGCGGAGCGTCCGGCGAAGCTTGATGTTGCCCGTCAGCCTGGACCGCCGAGCCATGGCCCTACTCCTTAACCTGGGCGGCCTTTGCCGGTTTTGCGTCAGGGGTGGGCGGCTCAACAATTGCCACTGCCCAGCCCCGGGCAATCAGGGCCTCAGCGTCTTCTTTCTTAAGCTCGAAGAGCTCGCCCTTCTCACGCTCGCCAGAGGCGCCTGTCAGCGGGCCGAGTGCTTGAATTTTCATGATTCACCTCATGGGTTTGGGACGCTGGAGCACAACAGCCGCAGCATGTCCCGTTCGTTGTTGAGTAGCGGAGCCTCGACCTTGTAGGACACGCCCGACCGCTTGTCGGTCATCCGCCAGCCAGCGGCTATGTCCGATCTGGGTCTAGTGCGGATCTCGGCACTGATCACCGCTTGCAGTTGCTCGGCCACCGGCGAGACGCGGCCGGTAGGCATGGCCACCTCTGCCCAGATCTCGCCCATGTCGAGCCAATCATCATCAAAGCCACCGGTGTCGTTCTGCACTTTATGAGGCTTGTCCAGCTTCAATCGATGCCGCATTGGTCCAGCTCTCATCAGAAGCGCTTCCTGTACCAGAGCAGTCTTTCGACTGCGAGGGGCATGGCCGTGGCGATGGTGCCGACGGCCACAGCCTCCCGGTTGGCATACCAGTGCCCGACCAGCAGCAGGATTGCCTGCTCGACATCACGCGTCAGGCCCATCTCTTCGGGCTCTACCGGGTCGACCTCGACCAGCTTGCGGTCACAGTGCTGCTCGACGTGAGCCTTGGCCGCTTCGACGTAACCGCCGATCAGGGCGTCTTCTTCATCGCCGTCGACCCGCAGGTGCATCTTCACGTTGGCCAAGTCGATCATTTACTTGCTCTCTTTCGGGGCCGTGGGCTTGGCTTCCTTAGGCTTGGTTACCTTCGGCTTGCCGTTGGTATCCAGCTCAACGGCCAGGCCTTTGCCCAAGAGCGTATGGGCGTACTCGTCGTCGGCCTTCTCGAATTCCTGACCACGCTTGACCTTGGCCGAGTCGGCGCCCAGCAGTTCGGCATTGCCGACGAAACCCCACAGAGCTTTGATGTGCATACTGCCTCCAGAAACAAAAAGCCGACGCTATGTCGGCTTTGTGATGATTAGGTACGGCTCAGGCTTACTTGGGAAAGCTGCCCTTGACCAACGCTTCCCTGCGACGCACGCCGAGGCCCAAACGCTCTTCAGCCAGCAGCGCGATCATGTTCTTGATGAACATGTCGTTGATCAGACCCATCTTGAACAGATAGGTCATGCGGTCGAAGAGGATTGCAGCGCGGGCGAAGTTGGCGATCAGAAACTCACCCCCAGTGTCTGCATCACCCTCGTCCATGCTGTCCGAGGTAATGACAGGACGACCCCAGAGGATCGGAGTGACCAGGCCCTGCAGGTTGGCGAACAGGTAGCGGTTTTCTCCATCCTTTTGCAGCTCGATGTTCATCCAATCGAGCTCGCTCATCACAACGCCATCGGCGGACAGCTTCGATTGCTTACGAACCTGGTAGATGCCGCGGCGCACGATGTCGATCGAGGTATCGCCTGCTTTGGTCAAGTTAGCGTCGTAGATGGTGGCCTGGGTCATCAGTCCGTTCAGGTTCTCGCCAGTACCATCCCCTTTGAGGATCTGGTTTTCTTCTTCGAGCTTCAGGTCGTAGCGCAGTAGTTCCTGGATATACCCCTGCATTTGGGGAACGTCGGCCAACGCTTCTTCGGTCACTGGCATCCAGACCGCGATCTTTTTGACGCGATCGGTTGCCGATTCGAAAGTCACGTCGCTGGTTGGCTTGGTGCCGCCCTCTACCACCATGCCGGCGCCGCGGGTATGCAGCTTTTCACGGAAGTAGGTGTAGTTCTGGCCAGTGACCGGGATAGCGGTGAGCAGGTCGCGGATTCGCAGCTCTTGGCGAATGCCTGGCTGGATGGTGGTGTCATACACCGGCGCGACAACCCCGGCGCTGGTGACCTTGACTTCCTTCATGGCAGCCAGATCAGATTTGGTGACTTCGATCTCGGCGCGGTTTGCCGAATTCGAAGACAGGGCCTTGTAGCTGTCATCGCCCTTGATCATGTCGATGAAGCTCTTGCCCTCGCCCGGCTGGCCGCGCAACTTGACGCCTTTCTGCTCCAGGTCGACGACCTGGTCGATCACCTTTTGCAGTTCGCCCTTCTGGTCGTCGATCAGCTTTTTCAGGTCGGTGCTGACCTTGTTGCCCTTCTCGACCTCTTCCATGGCCGCATCGTATTTTTTCTGCAACCCATCAAAGCCGTTCTTCAGTTGCAGCTCGATGGAATCCTTCAGTTCTTTCACTTCGCTCATGGCGATACTCCGAAATATTGGGTGAACAAGTTGGGAATTTCTTTCAGCTCATCCACGATCGCCGTGGCCTCGCTCCCGCCATCACGGCGTAGCGCGGTGTAGCCGAGCGAAGCGACTGCCGCCGCTTCCTTCTGCGAGAGGCCCATGCGTTCGCGCAGGGCCTTCTCGAAAAGCCTGATGTCCGACTTGACGCTGAGGACATGCGCCTCGGGGTTCATGCCGAATGGCACGAAGGACGCCTCCCAGAGTTCGGCCTCCTTGATGAGGCGCACGCGCCGGCCGGCGCGGTCCTCGAAATCTGCCTTGATGGTGTTGAAGCCGATCGACATGCTGTCGAGCACTTCGGCCTTCATCAGCTCGTACGCGTCACGGGCGTAACTGACGTTGAGGTTTACCTGCCCCTTGAGCAGCAGGCCGTGGTCGTCCTGGCGGTAATCTGCAGCCCCCACCAGGCGCGTCAGGTCGTGATAAAGGGCCAGCTTCAGTTTGCCGCTGCGAGTAGCCTTCACCCGGGTGAAGGCGCCTGGCAGTATTACGTCGTCGCCCAGGTCGACGTTGTTGAACACCGCGGCGTAGCCTTCGAAGTTGCCGGCATCGTCTACGGCCTTGAGCTCGAACGGGACTTCAAGGTTCGCCATTTTTTTGCATCTCCCACCGGGTAACCCGGGCGTAGTCGCCGCCCAGCGGCGCATAGTTTTCTTTTTCGCGAACCTCATCGATCGACAGCCAGCCCGAGCCGCCCGAGCCACCCAAGGCAGCCTGGAAGTAGGCGGCTCGCCCGGCGCTGTCAGCGCGCAGCAGCCCCTCGACCACGAACTCAGCGAAGCGTGGGCCTGAGCCGAACAGCTTGTCGTTCAGCTCGTCCTCGATCGTATCGATGTAGGGCTTGAGGCCGAAGGTGATGTAGCCGGTGAGCTGCTGCTCAAGGTTCGAGCCCATGATCGAGGTCTTGCCGGCGCGGTTGGCCAGCCACAGCGGAACGCCGTAAATGCCGGCCAGGGCTTCTTCCTGAAACTGCTGCGACTCGATGAACTGCGCATCCTTCTGGCTGATACCGGCCGGCACGATCTTCGGGTTGCCTTGGAGGATGGCCATCTTGCCGATGTCGTCGGCATCGGCCTTGCGCACGTCAGGGAACTTCTCCATCACCTGAGCCTGCTGGGCCTTGGTCAGAAACTGCTCGTAGATGACATAGCCACCAGTGAAGCCGCCCTTACGCATGAACCGCGCAGACCATTGCTGGCCTGCCTTCGCTAAGCCCATGGTCTCGGCCTGGTGCTCTATCGGCGAAAGACCGACGATGCCATCCAGGCTGAACAACTTGAAATGCAGCATGTGCTCAGGCGAGACCGGATAGGGATCGCCTGCGCTGGGCGTGACTACGTAGATCAAGTCGTCCTCGGTGTCGATCTTGACCGTACGCCAATCCAGAGGAACAAGACCTATGGGATCGCCGTGGATGTTTCGCTCGATCAAGGCAAAGGCGTTGCCACGCAGCGCCATGTTCACAACCACGAACTTGAGGAAGTTCAGCATGGTCATGTAAGGATTCGGCTTGCGCAGCAGCTTGAGAATTCGGTCGTTGCCGGTGACAAGCGTCCGGCCACCCTCCTTGTCCTCGTATAGCTTGAGCGGCAGGCCGCTCAGTGACTCGGACAGGATCTTGACGCATGACCAGACCATGCTGATCGAAAGAGCGGTTTTCGCGGATACCCGCACGCCAGCCTTGGTGCGCTTGCCGCCCACCTCAAGGTCAACCTCGACATAGTCGCCCGTGGCCGGGTCGGTATAACCGAAGAAGCCCCATGTCGCGGGGTTGTACCATTTGAATGCCATGGTCAGCCTATGAGTTCGAAGAACCCGTTTTCGAGATAGTCAGCCATGCCGCCCTGCGCCTCTGGGTTCAGGGCGATAAGCGTCACGGCGTTGAACAGCGCCATCAGCGGGTCGATCTTTGCTGAGCCGCTTGCCTGTTTGGTGATGAGGATTGCATTGCCGCGAGGCTCGACCCGTGCGTTGCCGCAGCACCAGGCCATCAATGGCTGACCGCCATGCCACAGGCCACCCTCTGCCAGCTTGCGCTCGGCGGTCTTGATCGCGCCGCCCAGGGTGTAGCCCTGCTTCACGCCCCCGATCTTTTCTCGGGGGATGCCTCGGGCCTCCAGGGCATCGAGAATCGCGCCGATTCCAACAGGGTCGAGTCCAACCTGATCGAGGAGGCCGGCTTCTTCCACCTGGGCGACCAGGTCGGCAACTTGATCCACATCGTCGCCGATGCGCTCGACCAGGGTCAGGTGACCATCGTTGGCGAAGTCGCGGATGCGCGGCGCCTCAGCCTTGCGCCGCTCCAGCACCGAGGGGTGAGCCCAGGCATGCGTCCAAGTAAGCCACCGGCGGCTATCGCGCTCACGGCCCACTGCGGCAAGGCCGAGCAGGTCATCAAGGCCACCGCCGTCGATGCCGATGTCGATCACCTCGCACCGCTCGATCAAGTCCTCCAGCGTACGGCAGTCATCCGATGCCTGCCGCTCCCAGTAGTCAGCGCCGGCCCAGCGATCCGAGAGGAGCGCCAGGCCGATCTCA